TCCCTAATTCATCTAACACATTTGTTACTTCGTCTAAGAATAGGGCGTTTATTCGTGACTTTGATATACTACTCATAAGTTTCCTTATAGCGAGTAGAGTAGCTGTATTCACTCTTGCAAGTTCTCCTGCACTAAGAGCTAGTATATCTACTGGTTTTCCGTTGTCATCTATTTCTACATTTAGTTTATCATTGAGTACTACAAACTCTAAACTGAATCTACCATCAGATAGTTCTGCCAAGTATTCATTAGTAAGTTCTTCTAAGTCTTTAACTAAATTTTCTATTTTATAAGCAAGTAGTCCATTTGTACTAAATGCTTTTTTCAATATTTCTATATGACCTAATCTTTCTTCTATATCAGTAATTTCTTCTGTTAAAGTACTTAATTGGTCTTCAAAATCTTGTTGTTGTTCTTCTATAATTGAGATACGAGTATTATGTCTTTCTATTCTTTCGTTTTCTGCAGCTACATCTTCCCAGGCTTCTCTATCTTTTCTAATCTTGTTTTGCAACTCACTAATTTTTGTTTGTAGTTCATTTGCCTCCAATACTTTTATTGGCAGTGTTGCATCTATATCTCTGTATAAGTCTTCCCAGTCTGCTACTCTTCTTTTTGCTACGAGTCTTATTTTATTGACTTCATCTCCCTCTATTTTTTCTTTCGATAGTTTATCTACAGAACTTTCATAGCTAGTTACTTTTGTAGAGTGATGTTCAATTTTTTCTTTTACAAAATTTTCATCAATATCTTGATGACAAGTAGGACATTCGCCTTTCATAGTTTGATACTCTTCTAAGGAACTTCTATGTTCATTTAATTTATACTTAGCAAGAGTAATCTCTCTTTGAAGGGGAGCTACATCTATGTCTTTAGAGTACTCCTCTAATTGTTGTCTGTAAGAGGTAATATCAATTTCATCTAACTGTTCTCGTGTAAAATTGTTTTTATTAATTTTTTTATTGATTTCGGAGATATTTTCATATTCTATCATAAGAGAACGTAAAGTTTTGTCATCTTCTTCCGAGACAAATGGTAAATCGATTTTCGATAATAGTGATGTATCTTCCATTTTATTATCTAATAACCATTTATTTATTGTATCAATTTTGCCTTGCACTAATGTAGCTTCTGAGCCAACACTTCTTGCCAAGTCTTTGAATACTTCAAAATATTTTACATAGTTATCTAATTGCAATAAATCTATTAAGAATCTTTTTCTATTCGTATCAGTAGCAGTAAGAAACTGCAAAGATGCATTAGTATTTTGATATACAATCTGACTAAAAGTTTTATGGTCAATTCCAATAATTTCTTCTAATGTTTTATATGTATTTGTAGCTGTGTGGCTTGATATATCTTCATCATTCTTATAGAGTTTTACTTTTATATTACCTCTACGAACTACATCAATTTTATAACTATCATCAACTACATCAAAAGACAAAGATATATCATAGCCATTATTGACTTCTCGATTTGGTATATCTGCTTTTTTAATTCCTTTCGAGTTTTTATTGAAAAGAACTTCCTCTAAAATGAGAGGTATAGAGGACTTACCAGTACCATTGGTACCAACTAATTGAGTAACTATACTTTCAGTTAAGTCTAATTCATTATCTGAACCATAACTAAAACAATTACTCCACTGCAACTTCTTTAGCGTAATCACTAAACACTCCTAAAATATTTTTAACTTTATCCTCATTCAACTCTAGTATATAACTTAAATACTCATTAAGTTCTTCTTCCATTGACATCTCTTTATCTAATACTAAAGTTGCTTCTGTTTTTCTTCTTATGACTTTCTTATCAAGTAATTCACTATTTTTAACATTACTTAAATCTGATACATCTCCTTCTATTTCATAGATAGTATGGTGAAAGTCTGTTTGTACCATTTCATCTTCTGTTTCTACTGTTTTTCTTAATAACTGAGGAAGGTCAAACTCATGCCAAGTCCAGCTCCAATCTTCATCAAAATGATGAGTAGTATCATCTATAAGTAGATATCCTGTTTTTACTAAGTTTCTATGAAAACTTGTAGTCATAGGACTACCAGGATATATTATATTCTTTTGTGTATTTTCATGCGCGTGTAAGTCTCCTGCAAATACATAAGTGAAGTGTTTAAATCTATCTAAATCTACTTCAGGCTGTACATGAGGAGGTATCTCTCCACGAACATGAGTAAAAAGATAATAGGTATCTAACATTTCTATGCTTTTCTTTTTGTGTAAATCAGCATAAGGTAATATTGCCCAGTCATCTTCATAATATGTTTCATCTATTACTTCTACAAGAGGATTTATACTTGTAGTTACTTTTTTTAAATTTGTAAAAAAGGTTTTATTTTTACGAGTTGCTTCGTGGTTTCCATCGAAGATAATTGTTCGTACTGTAACTCCCTTTACAAAGTCAAAGTAAAGGCTTAATTCATCCATGCTGGGGACTCGGTCAAACAAGTCCCCACCAATGATGTGCAAATCTACATCTTTTTCGATCTTTTGTATTTGTTCAAAGAACATTTTATAGCGAGCGCAAGCCCATGCTACAGGTACATTCTTTTGTCCGAGTTTAATGTGCCAATCTGCTGTAAATAAAATCACCCTACGAAGTCATCTCCTGGCTGCCATGAGCAACCTGTAAGTCCACCACTTTGCAAAGCATTTAGTGTCCTTAGTATTTCTTCTGCATTTCTTCCTGTGTCAAGTGCATTGACTGAGTAGTGTTGAATTACTCCTTCAGGGTCAATAATGTAAGTAGCTCTGTAAGGAACTCCTTCTTTAGCATTATAAACACCTAAGTCTTTTGCAAGTTCACTACCTGCGTCGCAGCATAAAGGGTGTTGGATATTTCTTATAATATCATTACTTTCTTTCCAAGCTAATTTACAATACTCATTATCAGGACTAAATCCTAATACATCAGCATCAAGTAACAATCTATCCATATCAGCTATTTCTGTTGGGCAAATAAATGTAAAATCTTTTGGGTAGAAATAAACTACACTCCACATATTTTCTTGAAGCACATCAATATCAATAAGTGCATTATCAATATCAACAGCTACTGCTGAAAAGTCTGGGAATTTGTCTCCTATCGTATAATCAAACATAATTTTTCTCCTAGCTAATGCTGAACTCTGAATCAACATCTGAAGGAGCTTCAGCACCATCAGAAGGTTGTGTTACTCTTTGCAAAAGCTCAAGCTGAGCATCTGCTGTTGGTCTTGGCAAGACATCGTCCATAGAACGAATATCAGCAATTTTTGCTACTTCTTCTTCTGTAAGAGGTCTTGGTTTGCACTTAAGTGCTTGTAGTCTGTACTCGACATTAAATGCCATAGGTCCAGTTTTAACTCTTTGGAAGCAAACGTCCCACCCATTCTCAGGGTCGGTTGGGTCGCCTAAATCTTCGGCAGCTACCATAATTTGTTCCATTAGTTTTTTCTTTAGATTAACAACTTTTACATTGCCATCAGTCGGGTCAATAGCTTGAATAGCATATGCCCAACCACATTTTAAGTCAGGAAAGAAAGACCTTACGTGGTCTGTTTCCTTGTTATTGAATGTTTCTGTATTTCTGTCAAAAGCTAAGCACTCCATAGGAATGTTTTTACCATTTTCACCTTTAATCCAGTAAACATATCTCGGCAGTATATCTCCTACTAGACGAAACTTGTTGTCTCCTTCTTTGTAAGTGTACTGGTCGATTTTATCTTTCTTTGCAGACCCTTGAGCCTGATTAAATTTTATTGCCATTTATGTTCTCCATTTAGCGTTATCTTCAAATAGAAAGTGTACTAGACCATTCTCTATCCGAAGCAATCTGTTGCGATTTACTATCGTTGTCGTTACAGGCAAATGTATCAACTCTAGTGTTGTTTGTCCTGTTTGTTTATAATTAAAATAATTTCGGTACGAAGCTACTGCGATATACTCCGCAGCTTCTTTATTGCTATAATTTCTTCGCTCTGCTAGTAATTGTCGAGGGTTTAGCAAAAAACTATCACCGACGAACGACTTCCCAAAATATTTATAGGTGTTGTCTTTTCTACTAGCAGGGATTCTCTTATAAGTTAATAAATGAATGATAGTAAGTATAGAAGTTGAATCTCCTTTGGTCTCACTATTTATCTTTTCCCAATTATATTTTATCATATATTATAACAATTTTTTAAACCCATGTCAAGTAATATTTTTCGGAGGTCCTTATAAGGTTGATATTTCATAACCCTGCTTGAGGTAGTAGCCTAGTCGTAAACTAGCCTGCCTCTTTGCGGTCTTTCCAATTAAATTAATATCTACTACTACGGGTTGTTGTTTTCCTTCGTAATCTCTAATTATTCTTCCAATGAGCTGTGTAAGTAACGGCTCGTTATTTACTGGTGTTGCTAATATTAAACAGCTAAGAATATTTAAAGAAATACCCTCAGAGAAGATAGACTGTGTCCCATACAAAACATTTTTATCCTCAAAAATCTGATTAATTATATCGGCTCTATCCTCGTGATGGATTTTGCCCGTTACACAAACTGCGCTATCACCAGTGAGTTCCGCGCAGTTCCTGAGGAAGTCTACTCTATCAGATACTACTAACACTTTATGACCTTTGGCCGCATACGATGATGCAGTCATAGCCACAGAATGTTGATACTCTGGGTTGTAGGCTAACTCATTTATTCGATTGGCCCAAGGTATTCCATTTCCGTCCATGAACCTTATAGCCATGGGTAGGATATGAACTTTAGGCATCATAAAGTTTTCCTTTGGTGGTTTTAAAACATTATCTCCAAAGTAATCACGAAACACTACATGTCTACCATCTTTTCTTTGTAATGTTCCTGTAAGTCCTATTTTATACCTTGCACAATTTTTATCTATAATTCTAGAAAAAGTAGGAGCACTACAATGGTGCATTTCGTCAAGAATAAGAGTACCGAACTCTTGTCTAATTTTTGGAATCTTTCTATACAAACTCTGTATATTCC